GTTGAATCTACAACAAGTGCGTACCTATCTGCCATTATTCTACTCCTACGCTCACCGTTCCGGACCTAGTTGTTACTACTATGGTACCGGCTGTTAATTCGACTGTAACTGTAGCGGATCTAGCCACTACTTTTAATGTTGCTGCTTCTGCTGGTTGTTCTCCTATAAAAGGCATATTATTCTCCTACGAACTTCGGGTATCTTCTACTTCATCCCATGTTTTATTGGTTTCATTCCAATTATATAATTTGCCGTCATCAGGAAGTGCTGTAGGAGGCTCCCATAGATAAGTACTAGAATTTAGTGTCCAGCTTGAAAAAGGTTGTGGTGCATAAAAACCAACACCATCATAATGATATCCAATTCCTGCATAATTTTTTCTTAAAGCAATTCCTCCATCGGGATCGTCTCCATTAGGAGTATAATGAACATTACCTCTTGTATTATAAGACGTCTGAATCCACTCTCCCGGGCTATCGTCTACAAAATTATCAAAGAACTCTGCTTCTGCTACAAGTACTTTTTGTACGATACCATCTGTTACTTTAGCATAGTGTGCCATTTATTGCTCCATTTTCATATAATAAACTGATACAATACTTGTGGAAGTAAAACCCGAACCACTAGTAGTATGAAATCTTATTTTTCTACAATCCTTGCCAGACCCTAAGTCAACATGGCCGTATGATTCAATAAAATAGTTTGAGCCCTGTAAACTAGAGTGCATTTTGTAGAGCCAACGTCTTCCAGCATCTGGAGATGCCCACTCGGCAGTTCCATAAAAAGCAGTATTAGACCAATCACTAAACTGTCCTCCAGCAGTGTTATAGTTAACTCCGGTAAAACTAGTTCCAGATGCATACCAGCTATTATTATGGTATCCTGACGTTTTGAAAGCAGAATCATCTGATAATTGAAGAATCATACTATTACCTGCAGAATTACATTTTACTGCAAAAAAAGTAACTAATATTTTATTACTTCCAGTTGGGATAGTAAATTCTATATTATCTTGCCCCGCTGTTGCTGTTACAGTGCCCTGTGAACATTGAATATAACCACCACCACCACCAGCTTCTGCCCAAGTTAAGCCTCCTGTATTTCCTGACTGGGCTGAAAGAAAGTACCCATTAGTAGGAGAATTACTAACTTGTAATCTAGCCTCATTAACTGCATCATCAGCTATACCAGCTTGTACTACTGCGTCATCTCCTATCTTAGCTGAAGTAACTGCGTCATCTGCTATTTTTGCTGTACTTACCGCTCCATCTGTTAGTTCTGAAACTGTGATAGAGTTTGCAGCAAGATCTTGGGCAACAATAACATCTACACCAATTTTTGCGGATGTAATCGCATTATCTGCAATTTTTGCGGTTGTAACCGCACTATCTGTAATTTTTGCGGTAGTTATACTACCGTCATCAACACTAGGAGGAAGAGTTTTTGGCCCTTCAAAGCCTATAATATAGTCAATTACGTCATTACTTGTAAGTGCGCTAGCAAATACTATTGTTGAGCCACTTACTGTATAGGCGGCTACTGGTGCTTGTGTTACACCGTTTAAAGAGACCATTAAAGATTGTGTGGCTATTGGTGTATAGGCTACGCTATCTTTTGTCAAATTATAAGTAGCGGTAGCCGAAGTAGTAATTGCATCTAGCAATACAGTATGATTTCCGTTTTTTGTTGGTGATTTTCCTAAAAATGGCATTTATGTCCCCATTTCCATGTAATAAACTGCTACAATACCTGAGGTAGTAAAGCCCGCACCTCCGGAGCTATGAAATCTTACTTTTCTACAATCCTTACCAGCCCCTAAGTCAACATGACCATATGTTTCAGCAAAATAGTTTGAGCCAGCAAAACTACCACTCATTTTCCAACTCCAATGTCTTCCAGAATCTGGAGAAGTCCATTCACATGACCCAAACTGAGCAGTATTACTCCAATCAGTAAACTGTGCTCCAGCAGTGTTATAGGTGGTTCCCGTTATATTTCCAGTTCCATTCCATGTGTAAGCACTGGAGTTATGGTATCCTGTTGTTTTGAAAGCAGAATCATCCGATAATTGAATAATTAAACTATTAGAAGATGCAGCAGTTACCATATCATAAAAAGAAACTAGTATTCTATCAGTTCCGGATGTAACAGTAAATTCTATATTATCTTGCCCTGCTGTGGGTGTTACTGTACTTCCTGACTGAGTATAACCTCCTCCACCTGCAGCTGCTCCCCAGGTTAGTCCTCCAGTTGCGGAAGATTTTGCTTTTAATACATAATTATTAGTTGGACTATTATCTGCATATAATTTTGCTTCAGTTACTGCATTATCCTGTAGTTCGGAAACAGTAACAGCATTGGCAGCAATATCTTCTGCAAGAATTACATCAGCACCTATACCATGAGTATTTAGCCTAGTTAAAGCCATTAGGTAATCTCCATAAACCCTAGAGTAGCATCAATTGCTGAGGCTGTGCCTGATTTTACTCGTAAAACATCTGTTGTTTCTAAAACATATTTTTGTCCTGCTAGTACTTCTAATGTGGTTCGTCCCGGAATACTCACAGTATCAAGAACTTGAAAGTCTGCGTTTGATGCAGAAGTATCTTGCATTTGTACTGTAACATTTACAGCATTTGCTGTCTTATTACAAAGTGCCAAACCAAGAATTATTGTAGTTGTACTAGATGGAACAGTATATAAATCAACATAAGCTGAGTGATTTACACTTGCTGCGAATGCATTTTTAAATGTATTTGCCATAATTTTATCCTAATGCGATTGCCAATGCTGTAGCGTCGTCTACTAATGCAAAGGTTCCTGCTCCTGCAGAAAATTCTAATTTATCTGTGTTTATAGTTACTACATCATTTGCTGCAGCTCCATTTGTTAAAACTACAGAAGTACCATTTGTTGCTGCGTAATCTACTCCATTATCTAATAGTACACCATTTAAAAATACCATTAATTCACCAACATTATAAGTTACTGAAAATGTAGTTTGATTACTTGTTGCTACAAATTCTGTAACAGAATTAGTATTTATTGTACCTGCTATGGTAGATACTGACGAAGCTACTGGTGATGTTGACATTATCTATCCTCTGGATTCTTAGCCATCTTTTCATCATGTGCAGCTTTGGCTGCAATAACATCTGAGGTATGTACTGCTGCACAAATTGCTTTTACTTCAGTAGATTGACTACTATAGTCTTGGCCAGCTTCAATCGTATAGCGATGAAAAGAGCGAGAAATTTCTACTCCATCTTTTTTAATTACTGTAGCGGTTCTTACCTGTACGGTTTTAAAAGGGCCGACTACCTCTATTTTATCTTCTTCTGTTGATTCTGCGAGTGCCATAATTCCTCCTTATGCCGTATAATAAAAGCCGCCACAATAAAGCCAGCTACTTCCGCTTGTTTTTAACTGTGAAATCGGCCAGCCATCAAAACCACTTGCTGGCTGAAAACTTATATAAGTTTGCCCTGCACTAACACTACCGAAATGTGCATTAGCACTAGCCCAATATTTTGAGTAGCCAATATCGACCGATCCAGAACTATTACTGTTTTGTTCATCTAAGCAAGTAAACGGTAGTCCTCCAAGGTACAAATTACCCGACGCACTTCCATGACTAGATCCAGTAGGGCTGATAGCTATCTTAAAGGTAACATACCTGCCTATTTTTGTGTACCATCCATTTTGATAGTTATACGATACTGATGAAAAGCTTCCGCTACTTGGTTGAAAAGCAGGAGTAAAAGTTCCTTCTTCGTAGTCATCTAATAAGTTTGCTGCGGTTGCTGAGTTTACACCTAAATAAATACCTGATGATGCTGAAGCAGGCAGTAAATTATTACTTGACGAACTCCATCCATCAATTCCAGCAGCAGCCCAAGTTAATCCGCCAGTGTTTCCTGATTGGGCTGAAAGAAAATACCCATTAGTAGGAGAGTTACTAACTTGTAATCTAGCCTCATTAACTGCGTCATCTGCTACGGCTGCTTGTACAACTGCATCATCCGCTATAAGTGCGGAAGTAATCGCATCGTCAGCTATAAGTGCAGAAGTAATCGCATCATCTGCAATAAGTGCGGAAGTAATCGCATCATCTGCAATAAGTGCGGAAGTAATCGCATCGTCAGCTATCTTAGCTGAAGTAACTGCATCATCTGCTAGATCAGCAGTTACGATAGTACCATCTACAATTTTTGCTGATGTAACTGTATTATCCCCTGGAGTTACACCACTTGACCCATCTAATAATATGTTTGTAGGACGATAAGGATAAACAAATATCACACTCGCACTTTCTACATAAACAATCGGTTGTGATATTGTAGGTTCAGTGGCAGTTAAACCACCTGCAGAAGAAGAGCTTAAGTAATACCATTGTCCGACTGTCAAACCATGAGAAGATATTGTAAATCTTCCTGCTTGTGCTACAGTAAAGTTATTTGAATCTGCTACTGCTGTTACAATTCCGAGTGCAAGAGTTGAATTATCATTTGCTTGTGCTTTTACCCAACTAGATCCATTGTGTCTTATTGCATCTTTTGCTACAAGTCCATGACTTGATTGAGTAATATCAGTTGTGTTTCCAGTCGAAGAACCCCCTCCACCTGATACTGTAATTGTTTTAGTTGCACCAGTTCCACTAGCTGTTACTCCTGATCCTACAAAATTTAGAGTAGTAGCTGCTGTTGATAAAGATGAGCCTTCCTCTTGTACTGTAAGAGAGCTACCAGAACTATCATTTACCCAAGCATAGTCTGAGCCATTCCAACCAAGTATTTGTCCGTTTCCAGCACTACTTTGATTTAAGTGTGTGTCAACCCTCGCATTTGTATAGTATAAATTGGTTGAGCCCTCTGTAATTTCATCAGAGTTATCTTTTGTAGCTACCTGTGCATCCACATATGCTTTTACTGATTGTTGTGAGGCTACATGAGTTGCACTATTTGAAGCCATATTGTCTTCATCTTTTAGTGCATTTGTTATTCTTGCATCAGCTCTCGCACTTGTAAAGTATAGATTACTTGATCCTTCACTTAAATTATCTGTATCTGCTGCTGCAATTCTCGCATCAGCTCTCGCATTTGTAAAGTATAGGTTACTTGATCCTTCACTAACGTCATCTGTATCTACACCCGTATAATTTCTTGTATTTGTAACAATTTGATTTCCCATTAAACCGTGGGAAGAGCATTGATAGTGTAATACTAACGGTGTAGCGTCAGCTACTACAATTTGTGTATATGCTCCGGATGACCCAGGAGTACCGTTAGTTGTTACTCCAGTAGAATAAGCAGTAGTTTTTGCAGATTCATAGTAAAAAAGAAGTGGATGACCGCTATTTGAACTATCTGCTTGGTCAAACTTATATGTGTTTCCAGGAGCAAGTATAAGTGTTGGAGAAAATGATCCGTCTATCTTATACCCAGAACTTGAACCAGAGCCATTATATCTATGAGTCGCATCTTTTGTAGCTACTGTAACTTTAAAAGTAACCGCAGAACTTTCATGACGAATTCCTCCGGCTTCTCCAACAGTAATAATATCTCCATTGGCATCACGGACAAAAATTCGTTGGTCTTTAGCATTAAGTGCAACTTCGCCTACAGCTATATCACTTGCTGTAGGCTTAGAAAGAGCTGTTTCACTCTTTTTTACTTTAATTACTACTGGCATAGTATTGTCCTATTAGCTATAAGTGCCGCCGTCTATAGTTGTTGTCCAAGAGATAGTATCAGAAGATGATGTATATAAAAGTATTCCATCATTTGAGCCGCCACCATCTAAAGCGGAAAGTGTATTTGCTGTATTTGCTACAAGTACTGAACCTTTTGCTGCTGCTGAAAGTCCTGTTCCACCATCTGCAACTGCAAGGTCGGTAATTCCCGTAATAGTTCCACCTGTAATAGCAGCATTTGCAGTTTCTATATCAGCTATAAGAGTCGCAACGGCATACCCTGTTCCACTTGTATCTACTGTAGTAGTTGGAGCCGCTTGTAGATTTTTAAATAATTTCCATTTTTGGTCTCCAGCATCACGGAAAAGACCACTATATTCATCTTGTGACCCAGAATCATCGTATAGTCCATAAAAACCAATATCAATACTGTCCGAAGAATTATTTCCAGTTGCTAAAGCAAGCATAGAATCTGCGACATTTACAGTCGTAGAAGATACAGTAGTAGTTGTACCTGATACTGTAAGATTTCCAGAGATTGTTACGTTTGTTGGAAATCCAATATTAATTTTATTATCTGATACTGTAGTTTCAATTTCATTTGCAGTACCTTCAAAAGTAAGAGTATCGGTTCCTACTGTAACAGTATCATTTGAACCACTATCAGCAGCTATTGTTAAAGAAGTTGATAAGGCTGCCCAACTAAGTACACCTGAACCGTTAGTTTGTAAGTAGTACCCATTAGTTATAGCCCCAGGTAGCGTATAAGTTAAATCGCCGGATAAAGCTGCGGGAGCTTGAACAGTAATAGCACTAGTACCATTAGAGGTGGCTTCTAAAAGCTTTAGCCCACCTTGATCTTTTAGTTGTAGCTCATCTAATCGTTTATCAGCATCGACTAGTATAGCACTGCTTGCAGTTAGAGTTCCAGCAGTATGATCAAGCATGTCCGTAAAATGTGATCCTCCAACAATTTCTGGAGTATTACCACCACCACTAACATTTCCTATGGCTAATTTTTTGCCGTAAGTACCACCTGTACCATATGCATAAAATAGCTCACCTTGTGGAACACTCGTAGGTTTTCCATTTCCTGTGCTTCTTTTAATTTGAATTGTTTGAGCCATTTATAAAACTCCGAATTATCCCTAATAGGATCCTGCGTCTATTGTATCAGAATCGCCTGCAGCTGCACCCACCATTATGGGAACCCACTGAAAAGTGCCTGAGCTTGTTTCTCTATAGACTTTGAATTGTTCATCATCGGTATCATACCATGTGTCTCCCTCTGAGACGGTTGACCCCGTAGGGGCGGATGTACCTCTAAAATTTTGATCTGCTAACTGTTTGAGAGCAGTATCTAAATCTGTTGCTGTTATTGTATTATATGGAGTAGTAACTACATTGTTTGCATCTAATGTGCCAGGAATGGTAGTTGAAATAGCTAAGTGAGATAAAGTTAGTTGGGTTTTATCATCATTAATATCAACAGTAATATTATCCCCTGTAGCAGTTATTTCAGTAACATCTTCTGTTATTTCTATTGTGGTACTCATCTTGTCACTTCAGGGGTTAAAGTCACATCTCCTTGTAAAAGTCGTTTAACTATACCATCACTTGATGTAAAAATTTCTAAATCGTATACGTACTGTCCGGCAGATATTGCTGAACTAGTTGCAGCCGCTAATTCCATTTTTAATTTTCCTGCAGCAGCATCTGTTTTAGTCACTGTAAAGCTAGCAGAGGCTGAACTTGCAGTAACTGATGTACGCAGCTGTGCCCTACCTGAATAATTAGTCAGATTTAAGGCTGTTCCTGATTCCTTAACAACCAGGTCTAAAGCAAAGTCGGAACCTTGGTCAATTACTAAGTTATATGTTGCTGCGCTCATTTACATTTCTCCATGCTGAAATTATATCCCAAAGGACATATTTAGTCAAGTTTTATTTTTAACTAGGTACAGATGACCCCAGCCAGCCCAGAATTACACGATTATTCTGTGAATTATCACGAATTAAAATACGTTGAAAATGTGAATCTAGGGTAATATTTGCATAGGTTTCGCCTGCACTTGTATTTGCAGAAAAATGTGTGCCTCCTCCATTGATATGATACCCTTGAATATTCCATCCTGTTGCAGAAGCTGGTCCGATATATCCTGAGCTGGCTATAATTTTTCCTTGAAACTCCGCATTACCACTACTATCTACTTTAAAGTTTTTCGTTGCTATTGCTCCAGTAGATAAATTAAAATAAGCATATCCAGTTCCGCCTGAACCTGTTGCAAACGCAGTTCCAATAGGATTATTTGAGTTTTCTGTTAAAGTAGTTCCAACGGATCGAAGAATACCAGTAGTAATACTACTTCCATCTATTGTGGTTATATCGCTTCCACCATCTTGTAATAGACCCGTACCAGTATCAAATGTTACTACCCCGCTAAAGTTTGTGTATCGTACTATATTTGAATAAGTTACTTCTACTGTACTGGCGGTAGCTAGAGATTCACCAAAATATCTAACTGTATAATGTATATTTGAAGAAGTAGGATCTTGAGTTCTTGGTTCATTTGTCCACTTATCTACTGCAGAACTATCCGATAGTCCAAGAACTTCTGTTGCCCCAGACCCTCCATTAATATCTCCACTACTAAAGGTATAAGTGGCTTCGCCAGGAGCACTAGGAGGAGTTCCTGGAGTGGTTTGTTTTTCATAATAAAGGTAACCTTGAACAGTTCGTGTTCCAGAATCTCCGTCTGTGCCCTGCTCTCCCTGCTTAACTTTTGGTATAGATACAACAGTAGTAGTTTCCCAAGTTGTATCATCTTGTTGTTTTTCTCTTACTGCTACAGTAAAGACCTGAGCAGTTCCTGAACCGTATGCTACTGCTGCGTTTGTATTATGAACAACTTTTGTATATTTATTACCAGAAGTAGCGTCTTTAAAAGAACTGTCTGCTTTTCCTGCCTCTGTAGAGTTATTAGGATTAGCATTAGTTGCAAAATCTCCTGTAACTTTAAAAATAGGACTGTCATACCCGATAGCATCCGCATATAACTGTATATTACTATAAGACGTGCTTAAGGTACCATCTGCTGCATAATTGAGCATATCTGGCTGAAGATAGGCTGTAGCTGCACGACCTGTAAAAGCTACATTAATTCTTAAATCATTTTGTACATTATAGGTATTACCACTTCTCTTAACAGTTGCTATAACAGAATCTTTTATATAGTCTGGTCTGAAAGCTTGTCTTGCTACCGTTTTATTAGTACTATTTGCTGTTACTGCAAAAGCGGCACTAGTATCATTCAGTTTTGACTCAGTATAAAGTATATCGTCCGAAATTATAGCTGCGACTTTTGCTCCATAAAAATCAGAACCAACTTTTAGACGAATAATATCACCAAGTTGAAATCCAGAAGTAAATCCATCACCGCCAGTTCTTATTACTTTATTCGAATACCTTCCTGTAGCAACAGATACATTAGAATTTACATGAGTCCATCTATTATTTTCAACTCCACCACTATTATTCGGAGCAAAATCATTTATATCATATATAATATTTTCTACTACTGAATTTTTAAATTCTACCTGAGTACTTCCGATTAATCTTAAATAGTCATTAGTGGTGTCCGGAGTATGATCAAATAGTATATATGCCAAAAGAACTGCGGGAAAATCACTATTAGTATATGTCATAGCAACCATATCTTGAGTAAAAGTACTAGCAGTTGTCGGGGAGGGGTTAGTAAGAGGATCCTCCTCTATAGCTCCAAGACTTCTCAGTTTCCAAGCATCTTTCATTATTTTAAAAGTAGTACCATCAACAACATGTTTATCGGTATTAGACTCAGCACCTCTAGGTACTCCGAATACTCGGAAACCTGAATAACTTCCATAAGGATCTTGAACTTCAAATGTTGTATACGTAAACTTACTTCGTCTATCTGAAGTTACTGCCCTAACTCCTACCTTATACACTCCGTCTTCGAGACCGGACATTGCGAACTGAAAAGTTGAAGGATTTCCTACAGGTAACACCGGTGCATTGGGATTAGTCTGTATTTCAAAACCTGTAACAGGCTCATATACTGTGCCATCATCGTTTAAGGGAGCTTCCCATTGAACAATAACTTCCTCTTTTAAAGTTCTTTCAGTAGAAGCCCGTAATACATATACAGCGGGAGGTGCCGGACAAGTATCTTTTTCAAGTATATAAATAGATTCAGGAGTATCTAATTCAAATTCTCTATCAACAGCGTCGAACTTAGAGTTATAAAATTCTACGGCTGTAATACCAATATTTCCTGTATCTTCTTCAGTAATTCCTAAAATTTGATATTCTTTATAAGAGTATGCTTGAGTTTTATCGTCTTTTTGCTCTTTTATAGCCCAGATAGAGTCACTCGTAACTAAATCTCCGCTAAATTTTCCAGTACATTTAATTACTGTCTTACCTGCCACCACAGATACATTACTACTAGTAAAAGGAAGTGTTTCGATTGCTGTAGTATTAACAAGTTGTAATAAAAGATCATTGCCGTTCTGGGCATCTCTAGCAATCGCAATCTGCTTTCTAACATTATCATCAGTTTCGGTAGTATCAATAGTGGTTGAAGCATAATCATAAGGAGAGCTAGAAGCGGGTAAAAATGCCGTTTGAATCTCATCTCCTCTATTATAAGTTGTACCACTAATAATGGCTGTATCTTGAGATAGTATTACTTTTCTGACATTAACCAAAGCTGCTATAGTATATGTCGATGAGGAAGAAAAAGTGTATGAAGATACTTCTGTACCTCCACCGTCAACTTGGACACCTCCTGACTCGACAGAAACATCTCTATCTAATGTTAATTGAGAGTTTGTATTAGTATCTACTACTGTGTGTGCAGAAACTCTACCACTAAATTGCATGCCATAAAGATCTGGTTGTTGTACATTAATTACATCTCCTGGAGTTAGAAAAGCAGCAGTAAGACTTGTTTCAAAAGAGATTACTTCTTTTTGTTTTGTTGATGTCCATAGCTTCCATTTACCATAACGTAGTGCTTGCCCTTCTGAAGTACATCCAAAAGCTTGAGCCTCAGTTTTTATAATTTTACCTGTTTCTAAAATATTTTCTCTATCTTCTACAATTATAGGCTCTAGTCTAAATTGAGAATTAGGATTATTCCATGTAACAATTATTTGATTAGCTCTTGTTTTACTACCTGTACTTTCTGATTTTATATCACCATTAATAATATTAGCAGGACCAAAATTATAAACTGGAGCCGATGGAGAATCTTGAACAGTTAGCATTTGACCATCTAACCAATACAACATTCCTCTAAAAACAGTGCTCATATCTTTCAAAACTTTATAGCAATCAGTAGCTTTTGTTAAGTATATGTTTGCTCTAAATCGAGGTTCGGTTCCTCCCTTACCATCGGGAACGAGTTCATCACAATACTTTGCAATTTTGTAAAGAGCAAATTTATCAATATCTATTTCATCCAAGAAACCTCCGAGACCGTATCTATCATTAGAAAGCATATCATAAAAAACCCAAGCAGGATTATCAGAATATTTTAAAACTGATTGAAAAGTACCGTCCCAAAGACCTTGATATTGAGCTATACCATTTGTAAGGTCTTCTTCCCTAGTCTTATAGTTGCTAGGAAGTTTAATTTTCTTTCCTAAAACATCATATGTACGAACAGGGTTTGCACTATAATCTCTTGAACTAAAAGTTATCGCTGCCAAAGCAGTAAAAGGATAATTTAACTTTTCTTTTATAATTGCAACAACACTCGCTATTGCTGAGGCATCTGCGGCAGTAGGATTATTATCATCCGCCTTCCCGTTATGTTTTTTTAATTTAACTCTACTAGGATACGGAGTCGGGCCTGGAGGACCGGTAACTGAAGTCTCATACTCACTATCACTGTTAGGATTGTCTGTGGCTGTAGGAGTGAGTCTAGTTACCTGAAGACATATATCTTCGTAAGGTTGGTATTTTTCTGTAAAAACTTTATAATCCCTACTAAAGGCAGTTTTGGTACCACTATAAGACTCTACTACCATGTTATTCTCAACATGAACCATTCCTTTATCCAGCATCCACTCTCCATCTCGTTTAAACCATACATGCATTTGGTGAGCTACTGCGTGTCCATATTGATTACCATTTTGACCCATATGAAATAACCCACTAGGAAATCTGAGTTGTACACGAATTTCATCAATCTCTGAAACTTGACTTTCTGACATTCCTTGATTAGTAAACGTAATACTTTTTGTTTGAAGAGTTATACGAGAAGAAGAAACATTTCCCTTGTTATTATCCTGTGCACCTGCGTCATGATCATCTTTAAAATTTTCAGTATATGCGGTGGGGGAGGCTCCAATACTATTAAACTCCTCTCTCCAATAAACAGTACTACCTTGGTCAAAATCTGTTGAAGACCTCCAATGATTACCGTCTACAATAAATAAACTTTTATCAGTATCGGCTAAATTCACACTAATACTTGAGGTACCTGTACCTGCTAATTGAAGTAAAGGCTCTTGATTCTCTGTTCCTCTTCTAAATTGGACATTACTATCTTTTGTTGAACCTTCTTCTCCCGATGAATCAGCAACTGCACTTAACCCAAATTGTTTATTGCTAAAAGAAGTTGCACCTGCATAATCATTATCTACTTTTATATATCTATTACCGCTTGCAGTCTCTATAACCGCACTTAAAGCTAGATCACCTTTTAGAGATAAAATTGTACCATTACTAACATCGTCTTGATTAAAAAAAGAAAGCGCGTACATAGCGTAAGTTGCACGAGCTCTAAGTCTTGCTTGATTACCATCAGCGCTGGTAGTTATTGTACCATTATTTAAAATTGTACTTATATAAAAATCTGTAAAAAAAATACCCTTTGAATCGTATACTCTAAAATTAAAAGCACCCTTAGCAATAGCTTGTCCATCTTTATATATTTGTTTAAAAGGAGTTCCACTAGTAGCTTCAATGTCTATGTAACCAGACTGACTCTGCTGCGGGTTTGGAGCAACTATCGTAATAATTTTAGCACTTATATCAACATAGTCAAAAACAAAAAGAAATCTTTTATGCTCGTCATCAGTCTCATCTATATGGTTTATCGCTGTAGGATCAGATAAAGTAGTAGTTACTCCCGTTCCCACACTACCCGAAATAGTTAGTTTATCATTAAAAAAAGAAGATTCATTAGCAGCATCATAAATTGGATCGCCATCCAAAAATACAGAATTTTCTGCATTACTTAATCCTTGTACTGGGCCTTCACATAATAAATCTGTAACAGAAATAGTTTGTTCTTTTGCATTGAAAGCCCCTCTTGCCCATGCATTTGCAAGAGAAAATCTTCTACGATCTCTAGCGGTTATTGAACCTTGTGCCATCTATTTCTCCTTATGCAGCGTCGACCGTCGTTGGGTTATTATTTATTTCTTGTTCTGGAGTCATCCATCCTATATTACGTTGTCTTTGTTTTTGACCAGTTATTGCATCAAAAGAAATAGGCTGACCAGGTATTCTAAGATTTCCATAAAGAACAGGTACAGGGTCTCCCTCAATAACATTTTGCTCCGCTCCATTAAACATATAAGAAGATTCTTGGTCTCCATCTGTCGCAGGGTCAGGAGCCATCATTTCCGATATGCCAGTCATTGCTAAGTTAATAGCTAATCCTGCTGCTAATAGACCACCTAAACTGCCTGTTGCAGCAGTAGCAACAGCTGTGCTAAAACCAATGGAAGTAGCTGCTACGGGGATTCCTGTAATTCCAGCACTTACTCCCATAGTAGTAATAGTACCAAGAGTAGTAGTACCTCCTGCTGCTATAGGAGCAGCCATCCATCCACCAGATAATGCAAGAACTGTAAGTATTGCCATAGCTGCCAGTATCTTTCCTATACCTTTTGATCCAGCAGGTACAGGAGTAATTGTTATATCTCCTGATTTAATAGGCAATAAGAGTTGCACATCTTCCTCAACTTTTGCATCAGCAACATCAATAATAAATCCAATATCATTCTCATGACAATCAATTAAATGTTTTTTAAACCCAGAAAAATTTACATCAGCACAACGCAATACATCTTGTATTGTTTCTGCTTCTACAGTAAAACTGCTTGTAAACTTTTGTCCAAGCTCTCCTTCTAAGTATACTTTACGTAGCATATCTATACACTCCTGTTATAGATTTGTACCATACTGGGTACAAACTTTCTCTACATGATAATCGATTATAAGCATGGTGATAAAAAATATCATCTCCAATATACACACCACAATGATTATTAACCTTTGCCATTAGTTTAAAAATTAAAACATCATTAGGTTGTATATCTTCTAACTTAACTGGTACATGATTCCAATCTTTTATAATTTCTTCTGTAAAATAATCTAAATCTTTATCCCACCAATCATCTTCAAACATAGCTCTTGGAGGAATTATAATATTTTGTTCTGATAAATAATCTCTTAACGCTTCAAAACAGTCCATCTCTCCAAATTTATAGTCGCGTCCATATAAATCTGTTAAATCTTTTTTCGGAGATACTATATTTAGTTCCATATCAGGATAACTAAATATATAATAAGGTATTCCTAAAGCATTGCAATACTTTATGTCATTGTCGCTTGGCTCATTAGTAACATCTGGATGACTATGTACTATTGCTGTAATATCTGTGGTACGTAATATTTTTAAATATTCTTGTGAATCAATAATAAAATCATCCCCCTGCTCTGCAATATTTGTACAAGGAAACCACTTTTTTTGTCCTTTTACAACTGCTAATATTCCACAGCCTTCTCTTGGATATTCTTTTTCAAAATGTTCTTGAATTTCTTCTAAATACTGCACTACCTGAACTTCCTACTTCCGGGGAATCCTCCAAAGGGTAATAATGCGGCAGTGTTCCGTTCGGAGTTTGGAACAGTATCTTTGCCCATAGCTTCTTGAACGTCCGCTACAAACTGATACCGTTTTTTACAAGACATTAATAATTTACCACAAACATCCCCAGGCGTCCAAAATAAAGAATCTGAAGCAGGCCTCTCTCCACTACTTGCAGATAAAGCTGTAGAATTTCTCCAAATAGTAGACGTTTCCACAAAATCAATAGTACCTTGATTACTGTCGCTAGTCATAGGATACAAAACATAACTATTTCTTAAAGCATCCGTAGTATTGATAGTGTACGCTCTATCTGTCCAGCCATCATAGTGATGAACTAATTGCCATACAGAACTATTTCTAGAGGGCATTGTTGTTACAGTACCTGTTGCTCCAGTATATAGCCAAAATATCTCATCACCACTATCCGTAGTATAAAGTATATCTCCCGTGACTAGAGACATAGTATTACTCCCAGCTGCATTTAACGTGGAAGCTATTGGTATAATTGCTGCTCCTGGTCGATCAAAAGTTACTGTTGCATTATTGGCTACATATCCTGTTCCTGCTGATGTTATACTTACACCTGTTACTGCACCGCCACTGACTGTAGCTGTTGCGACTGCTCCTGTTCCTCTTGTTCCCCCAAAAGTAACTAATGGAGGAGTGGAAGAATATCCAGCACCTCCTGCTGTTATTGAAATAGCTGTAATTTTACCAGCGTCGGCACCAGTTCCTACAGTTACTGTACCCGTAGCTCTAGAGTAAGCACTACCTGTTCTCTTTTGCCATGTAGTACCACTTAAAGTGTGTGTTATTCCAAAAAATATAATAGGTTCATCATTTATAGTGTAATAAACTTTATTGCTAGTTGTGGCTGTTTGTTCGTAACTACCATTTAATTCCCAACTACATGCACCTTTTTTTCTACGAACAACTTTTGCAAAAGGAAGAGGTCCGGGTTCTGTTCCTGAACTAGCACTTCCTCCACTAGTAGTAATTATAGGCAAAGCTTTTCCAACTGTTAATTGACTTTTTTCTACATCTGCATTCGCAGTTCCTATATTAGTTACTGTTCTAATATATTTACCATCAATTATGATTTCGTCCCCGATTGAAATCTCGTCAGTAAAGTCTGTAGTCCAATTACCAGCGCTGCCGGTTCCACGTAGTGTATTTAATGTTCCAGAAGTTACATGGACGGTGCCACTTAAAGCTGTAGTTGTAAACTCTTTTTTACCTTTATATATCCAGCTACAGTATTTACCTACTACTTCTCTTCTAGGTACTCGTAAACCTGATAAATCAAAGGGAGAAGCTAGTTCCATAGTTACCATTATATTAGTTTTGGAACTAATTCTATCAATAATAAAAACGGACTTAGGTAGTTCAATAATATCTGTTGCAGAAGCTGCATCTGTAGCTCTTCCGGAACTAACTTTTAAATACTTTTCTAATGTTCTACGTCGTGTAACTTTTTTTCCAACTAAATTATCTAGTTTAAAATCTGGTAAGCCACTTCCTGTGGCTCCGGTAGCTTCTGCTCTTTGAGAATCAAAAGCATTTTGAAACGTAGAACTAGTTCTAAGTAAAGATTCTACATTTGCTATAGTTAGTGTTGGCCGGCTATGTGCTCCATCATTACTAATATCTATTCCGTCTATTCCTATAGGAAATCCATAATAAACATTTTTATTAAAAACTACTTCACCATAGGCATCAGTTCTAATATCAGTTCCAGTTACTTCCATTCCTACTTCTGGAACTGCGGGCCAACCCGTAGCTGGAGTTGTAGCCCCAGTTTTAGTATCTATTGTAACAGACTGTGAATCAACAGTTGCTCCATTTACTAGAGCATTTATTGAGGCTGCTACTCCTGTAGACTTATTAAGTCCTGTAAGAACCAAGGAAGAATCATCTGATAAAGTTTGAGGAGTATTTAATGTTATAGTATTATAATCAGCACTTACTTTTAGTATTCTTGGAACTGTAGATACTCCTGAATGAAAATAAAGAGTTGTTGTAGGACTATACTCTAATTCAAATAAGTCAATAATAGCTTCAGAAACTTCTAAACTTTGAATATCAGTTGAAATTAAGTTATCTTGTGTCATGGTTGATAAATACGCACAAAGCTTGCCGACATTGAATAATGATCACTATTAGAATACTGAGTACTCCATTCGGAACAAACTACACGTATTGTTTTCTCTCCTGTGGTTGTTGTATTATCAGTATCAGGAATAGTAAAATTAAAACTAGTTACTCCTGCTTTATCGTCAAAAAATTTATTAAGATCATCAATAGTTGCTTTGGTTCTGTTTACAAAATTAAGTGTAAAAGTTTCGTCAATAGAATTAAGACCTGATTTAGCACGTTGTTCGTAGCCATCTCCAAATTTTGCACTCCGTACTCTTGGAGCAGAACTACGAGCTAAAGTTTTGTCAGGAATTATCGTTGCGGTAGTAATACTTGTACCTGAAATTTGAAACCCAATAGCCATTATGCTGCTCCATAAGGATTAAGAATACCACCAGAACGTTTCTGATATTGTAATTCTTCTTGTACTGCTTTCGCAACTACTTTTCCTAAATCTTGTCCCATTCCTTGACCTCGTGACTCACTAGTTGCATTTCCATTATTATCAACATTTACATTGACTGTAACATTATTTGTACCGCCACCTAAGCCGGTTCCTTGTACTGGAATAGCACCTCCACTAGGTAAGGGAACAACTGCTTCATTACCATGTAAAGTAGCTTGATATCCAGAACTAGGACCTCTCGCTACGCCTCCTACGGTATAACTTCGTCCCTTAAGTTTAGGAGTAATACCTCCATCTGCAAAACCTAAAGCTCCGAGAGCTTTTAGCATTAGACGTTTTGCAATAATTTTTGCAAGTTCTGCTAGCATAGATTTTGCCATACTTGCGAAAGCTTCTTTAGCAGATTTTGCACCCGTAATCATATCTTCAAAAGCACCACTCATACTGCTTTGAATAGTCTCGTATAATGCTGATGTTTCTTCTAATTGTAGATTTAAATCAAAAGTTGCGCTCGCAGCTTTTATTGCATCCTTTTTTTGTTGGTCTGTTGCATTTTCATCTAACCTACCTAAGGCTTGCTTTTGAGCTTGTTTCCTTGGGTCGAGTGATAACTCTCCTAATGCTTTTTGTGCGTCTGCTTGCTCATTTTGTAAAGCGTTAACTTGAATCTGATTATAATTTTTCAAAGCATGTACTTGATCTCGCAAAACTTGTAATTTAGCTTTTGCTGTTACCACTCCTCGGTCGGCTGCGGCTTGTTCAGCTGCAGTTCCTATAGCATATGCTTCCCTTTGCTTTGTCTCTGCTGCAAATTGATCATTTATTGCTTGGTGTATCTTTCCATTTGCTCCCTCTATTGATTCTATTGTTCGTTGTCTTTTTTCTAATCCTAACTGTACTTTATTTCTTCCTCCGCCACCCAGCATAGATTCCTCTCTTCTTCTTCGAGAATCTTCTAATATTTGTGCTTCCAGCATACCAGTTGTATCTTGACTAATTGCTGCTTGAGCAAGCATAAACCCAAGCTTCATTTGCTCAAGGCGTGCCTTTTCCCTAGCTAACCTAACTTCTTCTACATCTAGAGCTATTTTGTGATTTGCTAATTTAACAGCATTCTCAGCAGCAATCTTTGCTTCTTTATTTAGCTCAGTTTCATCTCTTCCATACTCTGCTCGGGCTGTAGTCTGGGCCGTGAGTGCAACTTTTAAATTTTCCTGTAGTTTTAAGGACTTAGCTTGTCTTCCTAGCTCAGCGGCTTGAAAATTTGCCATTTTTTGTTCCACCGTTATTCCAAGAGTTTTCATTTGTGCAGATTCTAATTCTAAACGGTTTCTCTTCTCCAGCATGGGTCGAATTTCTTCAGAAAGCTTATTCATAGCCTTCTGAATCCTCATAGTTCTAGCTAATTGCTTAATTGCGGCTTCTAAAGCTTTATTATTATCTACAATTTTTTTGCCATACTCATCTACTTCAAACTTACTATTCTTTATTAATAAAGTTATTTTATTCCATTCTTCTTGTGCTTGTCTTGCTGCATCTGGATTATCAGTCGAAGTAAACGCTATAGTACCACTACTTGTATCTACAAACTGTCTATTTTGGGCAAGGAGATCTCTTTTTTGTTGATATTGACTCCTAAGTTCAGCCTTCTTATTTATTCTTGCCTGCGCAGTATTACCTTGCTCTTCTGCCATACCTTGAAGGCCTTCTGATTGTACTTTTATAGACTTAGCGCCTACCATACGTAATTGTGCAGTTGGATCAAATTGAAGCCCCTCTCCAATCAAAGCTCTAAGTTCATCATTAAATTCTTTAATACTGTCCTTAGCCTTAGCTACACCCATACCGTAAGTTTGCCATTTTTGTTGTACTTTATCTAACTCAACAGCTTGCTTTGCAGTTAAGTGCCCTTGTTCTTCAAACAGCTCTACATAAGCCTGGACTTCAGGGTTTAATTGTGCAAGATTTTTTAATACTTCTAATGTACCATCTGAAGCTTTTTGCCAATGAGGATCTTGCATAGCTTTTTTGTGAGTTTCAGCAGCCTCTAGTCCCACTTTATTTAATCTTCCTATAAGAGGAATCGTATTTACTGCATTATTAAAGGCTTGCCCCATCCATTGGGTACCTGGAACGGGTTGATTTAGAAATGATTTAATGTCATTTAGTAATTTAGTAGATTCTTTTTGTGCAGGGGGCGGTCTTTCTTGAAGTGTTCTTAGCTCCCGAAGCTTACCTATTATATTGGTACTTGTAAAAGCTTGCCCTATTTGTTTAACTTGCTCTCCCAGAGTTAAAAATGATTTATACTGTGCCATTTTCTTAAGCTCTTCATTCAGTGTTTTATTAGATTTTTCAAGCTTTTCTATTCTTAGCTGTAACTTTTCCGCCTCTTCTCCAATAGGATAAAGTTTATCTAACCAACCGAGTAGTAGTTCGCCAACCATAGCTCCTAAACTTAACCACATTCCTATTGAAAATAATTTTGCTAGGTGCGTTCCTATATTACCTACAAATGAAACCATGGAGGTTCCTAAAGACATTAGTGCTAATTTTGCTTCTTGTACATAATGCTTTACATGTAAACCCAGCTTTTTCCATGAATTACCATGAGCTGCTTCATGCTTTTTCAGAAGAAGTCGTCTTTGCGCATAATTAGTTTCTAGTAGTGCTAATTGTTCTACCGTAGCTCCTTGTAGGTAACCTGTTAATACCATATTGTGCTCTTTCATTTGTGCCTTGGCATTGTCAAGAATTTTTCTAGCATTATTTTGAGCCGCTTTAGTATCAGAAGTGCCTAATAAAAATGCAGCACCGGATCCTTTTGATGCAGATGTCGTATCTTTTCCTAATGAACCTAAAACACCTGCAGAACTTTTTCCTATAGAGGCAGAGTCCCTTCCCATTAGTTTAATTGCATCTTTTGTTTTATCTATTTCACCTCTATAATCTTTTAAACCCTCTCTTTGCGCCTCTAAACTTTTATTTACTTTCTTTCCCCAGTTTTCGAAGGAAGGAATAAGGCTCTTAATAATAGGAAGAGCCATTAAAGTTAAAGCAGCAGTCAAAGCTCTTGTGTTTCCAGCAAGAAAATCAAAAACAGGTCGCAATCCTTTCATAGCCCCAGTTTTTATAGAGTTCATTAAATCATCAAAACTAACAAGAAATTTATTTAAAGAGGCAGCAGAAGGATCCATTATTTCATTAATAGCTCCAAATTTTTCTTCTGCTTGTGTTAAGGTTTCGATTGCTACTGCTTGGCTTTTCTGAAAAGTAGTTAAATCATCTTTTGCTAGTCCTAAAGTATCGGCATATTTTTGTGTAGCATCATCTAGTCTAAGAATAATACCTAGTTCATCTAACAATTCTGGTTCTGCTTTAGTAATACCACGAACTAAACGATTAAATGAATCTGTTAAGTCTCGTCCCAAAGCATTTGAAACATTTTTAGCCGCCACTCCTAATCTATCTAATTGTTCGGGACTTAATCCAGCAGCTGTACCAATAGCGGCTGCTTTTGCAGCTTCTGCATACGCTATCTGCCCTCCGGTTGCTTCTTTGATACTTGCTGTAATTGTTTTATATGCTACCCCCGATACGGCTCCTAATGCTTCTTGACCCGCTATAAGGTTAACAACATCACTTGCGCTTTTAAGAAATTGAAATGCAGCAGATACAGCAAATACTTGAGCAGCTAACGTTGCATAAACACCAACTAAGCCTCCCACTCCTTGCTGCATTTTTGAGAAACTTTTTACACCACGGTTAGACATATCCGCAGCGCCACCCATATTTCTACGAGCATTGTTAGATTTATTGCCTAAATCATCCATGCCCTTGGCGGCTTTTTTAGATTCTACTCCTACTTTCTTTAGAGTACCATCATCATCCGCATGTACATCTATTTCAATTTTATTCTTTTTTGCCATTATCCTTTAACATTATGGGTGTATGTTTGTCCACCGCCTGTTTTAGATTTGCGTTCTTCTTGTTTACGTTTTCGTTCTGCTTCATCAGCTGCATTCTTTACTACAATTCTTTCAATTAACTTCATGAAATAAACGGTTATTTTTTTATCTTCTATTTCATGCAAGTTTAGAAAAAACTCACAAGAAGACCACTCTTTACCTAGATAGGTTCCCGACATTCCATCAAAACTATCTTTTAATTGCCCAAATATAAAAAATGCCACTTGAACCTCCTCAGGGTAGAGGGTTTCCTGTGGCATTCTTCTGGGGTCGGGGGTTTCGCCCGTTTGTTCACATATTTTTAAATATGTTTCAAAATCAAGTTTACTTGAAGAATTTTGTGTGTCTGCAACAAGCAGCCTTTCTATTTCAGCTACTTGTTCTTCGTAAAATTTTCAAGATCACCTACAGTTTCTGTTACCCACGTATCGAAATCATTCGCATTTTTCATGAGCATTTCTGCATTATCTGCAGTGTAGGGCAAACAATCATCTGGGTCAAAAGCCGCAACATCCACCAAAAGAAGCTCTTCTAGGTAGGAATATTTTAGGCCGCTCCACCCTTTGATAATGGCTTTGCAGTATTCTTCTAAGAACTTATCATCATCCAGATCTTCTTCGGGTTGGCGAGTTTTCTTGTTCCACTTTGTTCTTAAACAACGCTTTCGAAGTTTAACTAATTCTTCTCTTGCTAGATAGCAGAGACTTACAGTCATTCCTTCATACCCAGGGTAGTCAAGAGTTAAAGTTTTACTAGGAGTCATTAAACTCGCAAGTGATACAGGGTCTTTTTTTGTACTAGTTTGATCTGGCATTACATGAATCCTTATTAAAATTTATAGAAATAGTATAATTCAAAAGACAAGAAATGTCAAGAATTATTTTTGGGGGGTGAAATGAAAAAAGGGACCGAAGTCCCTTTACAAGCATTTAATATGAAGAAGGTGGGAAATAAGTAATTGTCTCAATTTCATCCGCATCACCCAAACTAGTAGGCAGAGCCTGCATATTAGTTTCTAGTGATATAATATCTTCAATTGAGTGCGTAGGTACTTCAATGTGTGCTGCCGGTAGTATGAGCTGGAATCCAGCATCAGTACCAGTAGAAACGCAAGCTGCACTTCCTCCAACATCCATTGTTACCTTAAACTTATTCACAACTTTTGCTAATGCATTGGTGCCTACCATATCGGTAAAGAATTGTCGTGAGGTTCCATTCAATCCTACTTCACCAGCAGCATCATCAAGCGTTAGATAACAAGTAGCTGCAGCAGTTGCAGTTCTTGTACCTGTTACGTGCTCTAGTGGCTTGTTAATTGCTCCTAGTTCCTCAGGAACTAAATAAGTAACATTATTGGAAATTGTAAAACTTCCACCAGTCAGGGTTAAGCTGTACTTACCGTTAGCAACCGTACCTGTATTTGCATTATAAGTACCTGCAGCAATGGCTACTAGTCCTCCAGCATTACCTAGATTTTCGGCCTCGACTTTACTATCGAATAACGCGAACTCAGTAGTAGTATTAGTAGTACCTGCATAAGTACTTGTCTCATCACCAACACGAACAAATTTATGTGAACCATTTAGGTCAACATTACCTGTACAGCCGGTAATATGTACTTGATCTCCTGTTTTGAAATTATGAGGAGTACTTGTAGTAATAACCTCATTAGTTACATCAATTGCACTAATAGTAGCAATCGCTCCTGGAAAAGTACCACTAACTTTATCTGCAGCATCTGCTGTTTCAATACTAACCGATGTTAAACGGTTACGAATAAAGTTTTTAGTACTAGATATTCCTTCATCAATTGCTTGGGTCGCAGTATGAGTACCGCTAGTATTTATCGCAGTTAGCCAATGCACAGATCTACTATTTAAAGTATTAATCCATAGATCTCCTATTACAGGATCTCCACCGGAATCAACTCTATCAGTAGCTCCTGCTAAAGCTGAAGGTGACGAAGTATTTCCGTCTGCAATACAAACATTATCGGAAACATCATTAATTTCTTTTGCGAATCCTGACCAGTTTAGTGTTGCAATACCATCAACATCAAAATCAATGCTAACCTCATTAACAACAGCTTCTGGAAGACGATACACTAAAGGATTAGTAGCATCCGTATCGATCAAAAACCAGAATACTAAACTATTTAAAGCGGAGCGGTTAGATTCTGTAGTTACTATTTCCATAGTAGCATCACTACTAGAACCGGCCTTTGGAGTCAATACTGGTCCGGAAACGGCGGAAGCCGCCCTAGTAAATCCGCCTGTTAGTGTATAAGCATCTGCTCCGAACATATGTGCCCAAAGTACTTCTTCAACACCATGACCTTCAGATGCAGAGTCTGCTCTTTTAACACCTACTCCACTTGATAGAGAGGGCGCTGTACTTTCGAAGGGACGAATATAACTACTAAACGACCATTCTGCAGGAGCTAGTGAGTCCGTAAACATACGACGTCCTCTACGTGATATACCTGCCGTACTTTCCATTTCTGCGAGTGTTATCTCAGAAGTGTTTGTTGTTTGAGAAAAGCTGTAGCCATCTAATATAGGAATCTCCCAAAAAGCTCCTTTACCTAGATTTGCAGCATCCTCAGTATTATCCGCTGTAGCTCGAAATTGTACGAAAAATCGAGTATCACGACTAAAATATAGCTGATCTGCCATAAATTATCTCCTATCTACCTTGAAAAGACTGGGTCGTGAACCTTTGTTCGTGCCAGAATTTTCTAATATCGAACCTCTATTAGGATTTCTCCTACTCCTAGAGGATCTAACACACCTTCGTCAGTATCAATACTAACTATTGTGATTTGTTGAGTCGTTTGTGTAACTCCATTTCTGTCTTTATACTCCAAACGACTGTTATCTTCTAATGCAGTCTCAACATCTTCTAATAAATTATCTAATGCTTCTACTGATTCTTCCTCGTTCACATAACAGCGTACTGTTATATTTAGAAATCTATTTTTATAACCCCCTGTTTGATACTCTCTACTTTCAGCACCAGCGTTTAAATGTATAGCTGGAAACTCTTCAACTTCATCCCAGAATTTTAACCTAGCACTTGTTTCTGCAACTGATGATCTAAATAAACCCCGCCCATCTATTTCTGCAAGTTTATCTGCCAGTGCTTTTGTAATTCCTGATCTACGAGAAGTATAGGTTCTGTTTGTTACCATTATACTCTCCTAGTATAAAATCTTCCTAATGCTAAGTTGGCTGCGATTTCTCGTATTGATGCATCAATTAATTGTCTAGGATCTCTATGTCCGTCTTCCCATGGCTCTCTTCCCACACCCGATTCATATACTTGATAGGGATTTTTTTCATAAGTGTATCCAAAACTTGGAAATCCTCGAGCCGTTCTAGTTGCTTCTGTTATTCTAACACTACTTGCAAATTTACCTGTTTGATTTTCTAGTCGAGGAGCTTTCATATTTTTCTTAACAGTTTCTGGTAGTTTCTGGTTTATCATTACCATAATAGTAAACATAGACTGTTGATTTGTATCTTTTGCACTAAATTGTTTTAGTCTACGCTTACGACCGATAGATGCTACATTATTTGTTTTTGCATTATTTTTTGCTTTTTTATTTAACTTGGACGGTTTTTTATTATCATCAATTTTTATATCTTCAGTAGTAACCCGAGCCCCTTTTATTTTCTTGAAGGGATCCATTATTTTTTTCACTACTTTTTTTCTTGTTGCACCCGCTAAAGAGTCAGACCCTTCTAGATTAGGAATATCTAATTTTTCTAAGGCATTTCTAAGTGCTGTTTTTATTCCTTTTTCTTTTTTTCCGGCTTGTTGTAGATTTTCAAGAGCAGAACCAAGAGATACATGTACAGTTCCTTTTTTTAAATCTTTTATAACCTCTAACTCTGTTTTTATTTCTTCTAACGCCGCTCTGTTTTTCTTACTCAACTTGGAGAAGTTACCTCCAGGCATCCCTTGTTTCGTTAAAGAATCATGTATTGCATCATTTATCTGATGTGCAACATTAGAACCAACATGTTCTAAATTGAAGACAGCCCCTGCCCTATCTGCGTCGACATAGCCTCTTCTTTCTGACTTTCTAATAGGTGTAGCGCCTAATGCTGCTACAATATTCTTATAAAAAGTATCTAATTCGTCCTTATACTTACGTGTAATTAATTTATAAAGATTTATATCACCGCCCTCTTTTTGTGTTACTGTAACAGTTATTGAGGTCTTGGTTCTGCTATTTATTTCTACGCCGCTGTCTTTTTTGGCAGCAGCGGCATCAAAGTTTTTCTTTACGGCTGCAGTTAGTGTATTCAATTCTGTATTAAATGTGTTTCTAAAATCACTCATATTAATACCGGATTGTTCCGCATGCGCTAAATTTGTTGGCGCGTCATCGCCCCTTTTACTATTTAATAAAGTATTCATTACACGTCTAATTTCTTTACTATCAAAATAGAAAATATGGGTTTCTTTATTATTAGTATGTTCTCTATAAGATTTATCGGGGTCTTTTCGCATCTCCGCATCGAGTTTTAATAAAAAAGCTTTTAATCTAGGTGATGCCATTTAAAAA